GGCTACTCTAGCGGAATGGGCGTTATCTGCCTAACTGAAGACATGAAAGTTAGACGTAATGGTGTTATTGATTTTGTAACAAACATAAAAGTTGGCGATCTTGTAGACAATACTACAGTCACGGAAGTTCTACACAAGCATATGCGTGAAGGTTATTACAAAGTCAACGGCGAGTTGAAGATTACAAATGACCACCCTGTACTGGCTAATGGTTCATGGAAGCGCACAGAAGATTTAGTGCTTGGTGACTACATTAATAATGTAGAAGTAACATCACTTGAGTACGTAGAGCAAATAACACCAACAGTTTACATTGGTACAACAGATGACCGCTACAATGTATATACAGAAGGTGAAGTCTACACAGTGCATGGACAATATAAAAATGTACTAAAGAAAGCTGCGTAAGAGGCTTACTTAAATCTTACAATCAGTTGGCTACTCACTCCCCACACCCGACAGTGTGGCTACAGCGGCCCCAACAAAGGAATAGATAATGAACGATACACTATTAGCAGAAGACATGAAGACTACGCCTAAAGTGGCATTTGTAAATAAACCATACACTCAAGAAGAACGTACTAAGCGTGATGAAGAAGAACTAGAACAACTCAAGAAAGAACACGCAGGTGAAGAAGTAGAGGCAGAAGAAGCTGAACCTACTAGCGCAGAAGAAAAAACATTTAAAAAGCGTTACTCTGACCTACGCCGACATCAACAAAAGCAAGCTGAAGAGTTTAAGTCTGAACTAGCGGCAATGAAAAGCCAGCTAGAAAAAGCTACCAAGAAAGAAATGAAGCTACCCAAGTCTGACGAAGACATTGAAACATGGGCAGCAGAGTATCCAGATGTAGCAGCTATTGTAGAAACAATTGCCATGAAGAAAGCAGCAGAGCAATCTACTGCGCTAGAAGAACGCATGAAGGTAATTGATGAGATGCAGACTTCTGCTACTAAAGAGAAGGCTGAAGCAGCATTGATGCAGATGCATCCTGACTTTGATGAGATTAGAGACAGTGATGACTTCCACAATTGGGCAGAAGAGCAGCCTAAGTGGGTACAAGATGCATTGTATGACAATGATAATGACGCTAGGTCTGCTGCACGTGCAATTGATTTGTACAAAGCTGACATGGGCATTGCTGAAGCTAAGAAGTCTAAGCCTAGCAAAGATGCAGCTAAGTCTGTAACTACTAAGAACACACGTAATAAACCACAGGAAGATGAATCCTCTACATACTTACGTGAGTCTCAAGTAGATAAGATGTCTGCACAACAATACGAGAAACACGCAGATGAAATTATGGAAGCTATTCGTAGTGGTAAGTTTATCTATGATTTATCTGGTTCTGCTAGATAAAAAAGAGTTGACAAACAGTTATTTTTAAGTATAACTATAGTCATATGTAAAGTAAACAGGTTAGCTACTTGCTTACTATACCAATCCGCAAACTACAAAAATCTTTAAGATTACCTGA